AGCCGAGGAGCTTGTACCCGAGCCCCGCGGCTCCGGAGACGAGCGCACCCCAGTCGATCCGGGAGGCGATCCCCTTGATCGCGTCCCAGGCGAGCCGGAACGCCTCGAGGGCCGCGATGCTCGCGGCCTCGACGACGTTCTTGAACGCATCCCACGCCGCCGACCAGTCGCCCGCAAACAGCGCGCGAACGAGGGCGACGACCGCGTGGATGTACGCCCCGATCGCGTCAAGAAGCGGCTGGAGGCGGTAGAGGTTGTCCATCGCCCACCGGACGGCCTTCACCACACCGTCGCCGATGAGCTTCACGAACGAGCCTAGCGGCCCTTTGACGCGGTCCCAGAGCGCGACAAGGGCCTGCCGGAGACTATCGATGCCGGCCCTCATCTTCGGCAGGGCTGCGCGATAGAGCCCGCCGAGCGTGTCCTTGAACTCTCCGAACTTCGCCTTGAGCCGGTCGAGTCCGCCGCCCGGAGCCTTGAACACGTTGAACCAGTTCGTGATCTTCGTCTTGATGCCGAACAGATCCCGTGTCCAGATAAAGTAGATCGCCGCGATCGCGGCGACGACGAGGAGGATAGGGCCGAGGCTCGACAGCATCCCGGCGCGCAAAACGTTAAAGAACATCTTGATCTTTGGGAGCAGGGCGATCACCGTGGAGAGCGCGCTCGCGAACACGCCCAGGGCGAGGAGCAGCGGACCGATAGCCGCGACGACCGCGAGCACGATGACGACGATTGTCTTCATCCTCGTGCTCATTCCCTGGAACCGTTCGAGGAGATTTTGCAGCATGTCTGCGAGCTTGATAGCATACGGTAGAATAATTGTGCCGATGCTAGCGGCAAAATTGACCAAAGTCGCTTTGAGTATTTTCATGCGATTCGCAAAGCTATCGGCAGTGCGAGCAGCGTCGCCGTTAGCCGCTCCGAGGTTGGCCATGATGAAGCCTTGACGAGCCGCGACCTTTTGCTGATCGGTCATAGCTCCGACACCATTCCAGATGCCTGCCTCCAAAGCATAGGCTTCCAGGGCTGCCTCGTTCATGATGATGCCAAATCGAGATAGGGGCTCTGCTTCTCCTCTAAGTCCTGCCCCGATTGCATCGAGAGCCTCATCGACAGGCACGTTGTAAAAAGATGCGAGGTCGGCAGCGGCTCTAATGCTATCGTTGCCGAACTTTGCGAGATCGTCGCCAGTCTTTCCCGCAGCCTGACCAAACACACCAAATTGCGTAGCCGCTGCGAGGTACTGCTGCTGACTCATCATTACGCTGCCTGCCGCGTCTTCGGAAGCAGTAATGATCCCGTCAGCGGCAGCTCCGTATACGGTGCCCACCGCACTCATACTCTCGTTGAGATCTGAGGCGGCCATCACCGCGAGGGCGAACCCGCCGACGATCGGCGCGGTGAAGCGCGTCGTCAGCGTGGTCCCGATGTCCCGGAGTCGGGTCCCGACGGCGTCGAGCTTTCGCCCGACATCGTCCATCTTCGTGTTGAACCCCGACGCGTCGAGGTCCATCTTGACGCCCATCGTCGAGATAACGGTCGCCATTAGCGGTACCCTCCGAGCGCGGCGCGGATCTTGTGAGCGAGCTGCTCGGGGGTCGGCTTCGGCTTCTCGTAATACGGCATGAAGTCTGCCGGCTCGAACGCCTTCGGCTGCTTCTTCGCGTCGCGGTTCACGTTCGCGATCACCGACGCGACGATGCCGGAGCGCAGATCACCGCGCTCCTCACCCCACGGCTCGAGACCGTAGTACTCGCCCCACTCGAGGTACTCTCGCCACGTCATCCGGTCGAGCATCTCCTCTACCGGCATCCCGAGGGCGAGAGCGAGGCGGAACTGAAACCGGCGGTCGGGCCGGTCCCTTATTTTCCCGCGTCGTCGCCCCCGGTGATGCCGCTCACCTCGGCGACCGCCGTCGCCAGCCGGACGATCGGTCCGACCTCGAGCCCCCGGAGATCGTCCGGTCCCGCGAACAGCGCGGCCCCGTCTTCGGTCACCGTCGCCGCTGCCACCAGGCGGAACGCCGCCTCGATGTTCTGCGAGAGGTCACGGTCGCCGGAAGCGAACACTTCCGACATCCCCTGCACCTCGCCCGCCGTCAACGGTCGGACCAACACGTCGCCGCCCCACTCCGGGACGGCGACGGCCTTCGTCTTCGAGCGGCGGGTGGCGAAAATAGCCTCACGCGTGAGTAGCGTCACGGGTTACTCCTCTCGCTGGTCACCGACCGGCGAACGTGAACTAGGCCCAGGTCACCGCGCCGGTTACCTGCAGAGTGAGCGCAGCGGACAGCACGCCCTCGACCGGAGCCGAGAGCTCGAACCCGGTGACGTAGGCGGCGAACGCTGCGGTGTCATTCGCCGAGCCGACGCCGGTCGGGAGCACGAGCTGGAAGTTCCGCTTCGTCTTGTCGACCATGTCGTCGTAGAGCGATCCGGAGCCGAACCCCTGGGTCGCGTCGCCCTTGAAGTTGATGTCGAACGTGACCTCGCCCGCCTCGATGATCGTCGGGATGTGCTCGCGCCACCCGGCGGAGTCGTGATTCGTCACGTCCTCGGTCGCGAGGGCGAACGCGAAGCCGGAGATGTCCCGGACCTCGGCGATCGTCGTGAACGTCTCGGTCGGCGAGCCGCCGTTGCCGATCTTGAGCAGCGTCCCGAAGGACGAAAGAGCACCACTGGGCATGTCGTTTTCCTCCTGAGCGGGACGCCCCGCTCTTTCAGTCTATTACGGGAGTGCAATCACCCCGAACTTCACCGCGGTGTTCGACGCTTGCAGATAAAGCCGTCCGTCGGTCTGCTGCCATCCGGCGAGCCCGAAGGGGCCGAGGGTGTGGATCGCCCCGGCGGCGATCGACTGGGTCGTGATGTCGCCGGTCCGCCCGTAGGGGTCGGCGACCGACGTGATCGTGTAGGTGTAGGAGCTCGCGCCGGTGTTCTGAACGATGAGGACCTCGCGACCGGTCAGCGCGAACTGCTCGAAGTTGCTCGTGTCCGCCGCCGTCATCGTGACGGCGACCCCGGCGGACGGGTTCGGTCCCGGGCTGTTCGTGCGGGTGAGGGTGACGCGCGGCATGTCTTACTCTCCTGTCTCGAGCGCGGCGATGCGCTCACCGAAGGACGGTTCCTCGACGACGGGCTCGGGCTCCGGCTTGCGCTTCGCCTTCGCCGGCGCGGGGTCGGCGACGACCGGCGCGGGCTTCGTCTCGAGACGGTGACGCCACAGGATGTGGTCGCGGGCGGTCTCCTGGTCGCCCGTGTCGAACGCGCAGAGCGGACAGCTGTAGCGGAGCACGCCCCGCCACTCGTGGGTCGTGGGCTCGATCATGGGATAGCCTCCTCCACCGCGTACTCGGTGGTCACGTCGAACGAGAACCCGAACGCGAGCGTATCGACGCCGCCGTAGTTCCCGTCGCCGAACTCGTAACGGATCGCCCCCGACGCTCCGGGCGACCGCGCATCGCCCAGGGCGACGACCGTGCCGCCGAAGCGGTCGCGGATGAAGCTCGCCATCAAGGCTGCCGGGATCGCGTCGGCGAACCCGAGGATGCGCTCGGTGTCGAACTCGAGGTCCTTGCGGGGCCAGTGGATCCGGATGCTAATCGTGTGGACGCCCCACGTCCCCGGGCGAGCGTGCGCCGTGTGCGTGGTAGCGAGGCGGACGGTGCCGCCCTCCGGGTAGGCGACGATCGCGGGCCACGGTCCGTAGACCTGATCGACCGGCGCGTCGTAGGCGGTGCCGAGGAGTGGGAGGGAGCGGACCGTCGCGACGACCTCGCGGATGATGTCAGGAACTGCCACGCTTGTAGGCCTCCTCGAGCTCGTCCGCGAACGTGTAGACGTGCTGCTGGATAGCCGGTACCGCCGCTTTGAAGCCGTCGCGGAGGAACGGCTGCTCTTCCGTTCCCTTCTTCGCGATCTTCCACCGGATCGCCGTCACCGCAGCCGACACGTCGTCGGTCTTCTTTGCTTTACTCTTGCGCCGATACCACTTTTCGATAGCGTCTTTGGGCGGAAGCTTCCCCGGACCGCGACCGAACTCGACGAACGGCGCATACTCGACGTTCGTGCCGACCTTGACGTAGGTCGGGACCGGTGTCGTCGTCGCGACTTCTTTGTCGATGCTCCGGCGGAGCGTCCCGAAGTTGACCGGCGTGAGCGGCTTCGCTTCCTTGATGATTTCTTTCCCGGACCGGGTAAGGAATCGTCGAGCCGGACCGGCGGCGGTCTTGCTCTTCAGCTTGCTCTTGAGCTTGTCGAGTCCCTCGATCTCGATCCGGACCTCGAACTCCCCCGCCACTAGATCGGCTCCAGGATCATGCGCCGGTAGGGCGCAAGCATCGCGGCGATGTCGGGATCGACGCGCGGGAGCGTCGCGACGTTGCCGAGGTCTGTCGAGCCAACGATCCCGAACGGCGCGTCGGTGCGCTTGAACAGCCGGATGACCATGAGGATCGTCGCCTCGGTCACCGGCTGCGGGACAGCGGGCCAGCCCCAGACCCCCGCGATGCGGACCCCGCGCCGAAGCACCGGGAACGAGCGCGTCCCCTGCGGAGTGATCGCGAGCGTCGTGTATGGCCAGCTCCGCCCGGCGGCGTTCACCGGCTCGAGCTCGTAGTCGTTCGCCGTCCACACCTCGGTATAGGTGCGGTTGCCGTCGATGTCGGTCGCGACACTCGTCACCGAGACGAGGTCGTCGATCCATGTCCAGTACGTCCCGGACGGCGTGAAGTAGCGCGTCTCCGTGGTCTGGTCGTATCGCCGGTTCGTCATCTCTTCGACCATGCGAGAGGCGGCGGTGATCAGCGCGGTGATCGTCGCGTCGTCGCGATCGTCCGTCCGCGAGAGCCGGGCCTT